AGTTTACGTTCAAGCCATCGCTCACCTCACTCCATCCATCGTATGCACGGATGCTGCTCGATGTAGCCAGCACCCCAGAAAGGCCACCGCTATTGGTGTACTCACGGAACTTCACCTGCACGTTCACGACAGAGGCCACGTTGTTCTGTGCCGTGCCGTCATCGTGGGCTATCGTGGTAGCGGAAAGGTACTGGTCTACCACGTTCCGAATATCCAAGTACCCATAACGAGCAGAAACGGGATCGGGGCGCAACTTGAAGCGGTAGGTGTAACTCGCAGGAACGGATGCAATGGAACCCGTCCACACGAATACGTCTGCGATGTAGGCGAAACCCGTGGAGGCGTATGCCGTAGAGTCCAGTCCATATACCATCGGGGAGCTTCCAAAGGCGTAGGCGGGTGGTTGTTGTACTATCGTGATGGCCATTACTTATATTTTTTGTTCAATTCGTTTATGGTAAATTCAAGGAACTGCATCACGTCAAGCTCGTACGCTTGGCGTATCTCATCTGGCAGTTTCTCGTACCCCAACTGAAAGGGGCGTGAGTAAAAGTAGGTGGGGTCGATTCCTTTGTTCTTGATTTTGAGCATCACCATACTGGCGGTCTGGGAGTACGAAAGGAACTTCTTTGTTTTGACGTCCTTGAATTGAATCTTGCGCCGTGCTACCCACGCATAGATTGCTCCGAACGGGGGCATCTTGCCCTTCTTCCTTCCTTTGTCTACCCACTCCCCGTACTCCGCCATCAAGAAGTCGAACTCAATAGAGCGGGGGTTCACCTTCGTTTCGTAGGCAAGGGAGTTGTACAGGTTCTTGGTGACGTTCTTCTTTTGCTTGGTGAGGTTCGCCCGAGATTGCTGCACGAGGTACTTCCCAAATTTGTCAAGGGCAAACTTGGTGTTCTCGGCTTTCTTCAAATCTGGTTTACCCGAGGCCATCAGCAGATGATTGTCGGGTTCGGGGTCATAATTTGGAGTGTGAACTTCCACCCGCAAAGGGTGTTCTCGTAGTCCTCGTCAATCGGCTCGCATACGGGGTCATTCACCAACTCAAAGCCATCGGAATACAAAGCACCTCTGCGGAGGGACGCAATCATCTGTTGAGCTGAAAAGAGCGCACGGTGGTAGATGTCCTGCTTAATCGCCACCCCTTGAAAGGAGTACGGGTCTACGTTCGGGTCTTGCTTCGAGTAGTCCACCACGTCCATCACAAGCAGGTCAACCTCGTAGGTGACCGTCCGTTCGCTGACGGTGGCGTTCCCCACCAAGATATGACACAGGGGAAAGAGGGTCATCTTACGCATATCAACGTCAAAGATGTTGCCCCAAGTCGTGGTCGTAATATAATCAGCCGAGGTCGCTGCCGATTGCAATGCCTCGCAGAGTTGATAGTATCCGTATTTCATAACTATAAAACCCCTTAACGGCTTTGCTGCCGCATCAGGGCTTGGTCTACCCTTGACTTGTCAACTTCGTAAGCAAGCCAAGTAAGGCATTGGTTCAGCGGGAGATTCGTGACGGCCTCACTATTGAGTACATTTCCGCCAGCAAGTTGATGGATGACTGCAAACCATCCCCATTTTTTAGAGAACTGGGATTTGATGTCCGCAGCTCTTTGGTCGCTGGGTTCGGACTCGAAGACAGTAGGGTACCTATCTGTAATGATAGTTGCAAACGAGTAAAAAAAAGACGACACCCCTCCACGATGTCCATCGTTACATTCTCGAATGCTGCTCCGTCGTGCTTCGCTGGATTGTACGCCTCAATCTCGTAGCGTCCTGCGGCCTTCTGGGTGATGGGTCGGTACAATACCCCAAGCCATTTGGTGGCGTTCTTGATGGAATCTTTTAGGTATTCCTGTGCGTCGATGAACTCACCCGTGGTGATGTCCTCCAAGTTAGGATGAAAGCCGTACTCAACCTCCCCGATTTTGATGATGCGCTTGAGGTCTGGTTTCTCGTTCAAGGTGAACAGAACAAGGGCTTCGATTTCCTCCAGTTGCGCCTTTGGGAATAGCGGGTACTCCTCCGCATCGATTCCGCAGAAGATGGAGAGAGCGAGTTGGTTGAAGGTCTCATCCGTGGGGTTTGCCCCCATAAACCGCTGGTAGTCCTTGAGCGTGATGTCGGCGAGTTCGGTGGGTACGATTACTTTACGAAGCATTCCTGTCGGGTGTTATTGATGTTCTCGATGTCAAAGAATTGCACGTCGTGGTACAGGTTTTCTGCCAGCTCTTGCGCTTTCTCTTTGGTGATGGACGCAAGGGCTTCCCTCCAGTCGCTCGGAGTGCGGCAGAGGATTGAGTTGCTATCGTTCAAGAGTGGCGTATACGGGTGCATCTTTTGTGCGATGATACAGGTCTTGGTGAATCCTGCTTCCAATGCTTTGAGGTTGGACTTGCAACGGTTGAACTCCGTTGGGGCGAGTGGTGCGATGGAGACGTCCACCTGCTTGTACAGTTCCCCGTAGTTGTTATAGTCACGAGGCGCAAAGGCGTGAGTGGCTCCGATTGCCTGCTGATAAAATTGAAGCGAATACGAGTTGTACGGGGAAAGGTCAATCTCGTTCCATTCAAGGTCGTAGTCGTGGTATAACGCACCGAGGTACCCGATGCTTAACTCCTCCGTGGTCTTGTCCGTTGTCCATTGCTCCCGCCGTGGGTCGATCGCATTCGGCAGAATGTAGATGGGAACGTATGGATTTATCTTTTGAATCTTCTCTGCGAGGTACTCGTTCGTGGTGTGAATCTCGTCCGCTATTTTAAGCGAGTTGAGAATCTGCGTTCCCTTTGCAAGTGACTTGTTCACGTGGTCGGTGGGCAGGTTCCACCAATCGTCCAAGTCCACAATGAACTTGATGTCGTACTTCCGCAGCAGGGCTTTGAACTTGTTGTGGTCTTTTGTTGCCAGACCCCTGTTGACCACGAGGTGCGTGATATGCCCCTTCAGTTGGTCGAGGTCGGCTATCGTGCCGAACTTCACCGCAAAGCCACGCATCAGTAAGTCCTCGTAAGGAACTTGGAGTCGGTGGTAGTAAACTCCGTTTGGTTGACCTACAACTAATATCATCGTAAAGAATATCTGCCAAAGTTAGGGTTTGCCTTCTTGTTAAATACCGCATATCTCGCAGCATCACAGGCGTGGTTGAAAGCGTCCATCGGTTTATTGAGCAGGTTCCCGTTCTTGTCCTCTGCCCATTTGTAGTTCTGGAGTTCCTTGATTAGGTTCGTGCTTCGTGGTGTGGCCAGTAGGCGAAAGCGTTTCATCATATCGATGCCCGCCATTACGGAATCTGGGCCTTTGGCGGTGGGCTTCACGTTCCACCCAAAGCGATGCAGCTCGTCAATAGATTTGGGTTCGGCACTATCGGCAAAGATTTCCGCATACCTGCTGATGCCGAGGTCGGTCAGTACGTTGTGGATGTCTCGGTTCGTCATCCCTGTGCGGTAGATGAGTTCGTCCAAATAAAGAGCGTCCCCGTGTTCGTACACACCCACAAGGGAGGTCGGGTCGTTTGTGTAGCCAAAGTCCATTCCATAAGCCAGTAGTTTTGCCCCTTGTGGGAGGTCGCTTGTTGAGAAGGTGAATACGGCTGCTCGGTTGCTGCCACGTTCGCCCAAGCCGTACACCCGCCAGTAGTCATCATCCGTAAACTGGAGCCGCTCAATCTCGTTTATGATTACGGCATCCAGAAAGGGGTTGTCTTTGTAGGTGGTTTGGTAGAAGTCGCAATCATCACGGGTCAACACCTTGTCGTATATCCAATGGAAGGAATCCGAGGGGTTGTAGTCGAGGATTATTTTGCCGTCCGTTCGGAAGATAAGCTGCTGCCAGTCCTCAAAGAAAAGTTCGTTCGCCTCGTTGATGTACAGCAGGTTCCGTTTCCGTCCCCGTATCTTTTGCGGCTGGTCGAGAGAGATGAACTCCACGAGGTTACCGTTGAGCTGGTATTCGTGGTTGGACATATTGTGGTTCTCCTCTCGGTACAGGTCGTGCGCCCGTAGGATGTCGATGAAGTCCCGCATAACGGA